ACTGCGTCTGGTGGCACTACCAAGCAGAATCCAATACCAAGATTGAATACATTTCTCATCTCTTCCTCGGTAATGTCTCCTGCCTCCTGGATCTTGTTAAACAATTCAGGTCTCTCCCAAGCATTGTAGTCAACATCAACTGTAAGACCCATTGGAAGGCATCGTGGGAGGTTCTCAGGCAGTCCTCCACCTGTGATGTGTGCCATGCCTAGGATAGGAACTTCGTCCAACAGGTGCTGAATGAGACGAGCATAGATGGTGGTAGGTCTCAACAACTCAGGCATCTCTTTGTAGAAGATTTTATTTCTCCACAGCATATCATTGATGAGTGTATATCCATTACTATGAAGACCACTGCTCTCAATACCAATGACTACATCACCAGGAAACATAGTGCTGCCGTCAACAATCTGATTCTTCTCTACAACACCAGTGCAGAAACCAGCAAGGTCATAGTCAGTTGCTCTATAATGCTCTGCAGTCTCTCCACCTATAAGTTCCATCCCCGCCATTGTGCAACCAACATTAATTCCATACACAATGTCACTAACGTTAGCATCAAGTGTTTTGGCAGAGACATAATCTAAAAAATATAATGGTTTAGCACCAGAACATATAACGTCATTGACGCACATAGCAACGAGATCCTGACCAATAGTTGTATAATCAAAAGCAATCCTACAAATGTTAATTTTAGTTCCAACACCATCAGCACCAGATACCAACACGGGTTTCTCATATCCTGATGGGACTTCCATCATTCCACTGAAACCACCAATCTTAGGTGCTAATACTTTTAGATACTCTACAAAGGATCTACCCTTCATAATGTCAACACCAGAAGTTTTATAGTCCATAAAAAAGAGGGTCGTAACCCTCTTAGTATATCATTAGTCACCTTGCTTGTAAATGTCTTCTAGTTTTTCTCTGCTGAGATCAACATACATCAACTCTTCACCTGCCTGTGGTGCTTCTGGGTGACGTGGTTTAGGTTTATTCATCTCTATATTAATAGATTGAATGTTAGCCCACATCATAGCGAAGGCACCACCAGCAATGAGAGCAAAGCATATGAAGTATAGCATGACTTCAAAGTTATTCATTGTGCTCCTTGATATGATGGGACCATCATACCACCATCTTGATCATCATCATCGTCAGGATTCTGAGTGACAAAGAAAGCGATGAGTAATGCAATCCATACAAAAATGTATGTGAAATTCATTGTTATGCCTCTCTTATTAAAGGTTAGGGCGAAAGTTTTAATAACGAAAATCCTTATTAAAGGTTAGAGAGCATTGCCTCTAGGTAGAACTTCTTCGGGGAAGATAAAGTTTTCGTGTGGTTGATCAGCAGGTGCCAACCATGCTCTCAGTCCTTCGTTGAGAAGGATGTTTTTAGTATAGAAAGTTTCAAACTCTGGATCCTCTGCCGCTCTGATCTCCTGAGAAACAAAGTCGTAAGCACGAAGATTAAGAGCCAGACCAATGATGCCAATCGATGATGTCCAAAGTCCCATAACTGGAACGAATAGCATAAAGAAATGAAGCCAGCGTTTGTTGCTGAAAGCAATACCAAAGATCTGTGACCAGAATCTGTTAGCCGTAACCATTGAATAAGTCTCTTCTTCCTGAGTAGAATCGAATGCCTTAAAAGTATTTGCCTGCTCACCATCTTCATACAATGTATTTTCTACTGTAACGCCATGGATAGCACTGAGTAGTGCTCCTCCAAGTATACCAGCAACTCCCATCATATGGAAGGGGTTGAGCGTCCAGTTATGAAATCCCTGGAGGAAGAGGAGGAACCTGAAGATCGCCGCGACACCAAAGGACGGCGCGAAAAACCAAGAGGACTGTCCCAGAGGATAGATGAGGAAAACACTGACGAATACAGCAATAGGACCAGAAAAAGCAATCGCATTGTAAGGTCTGATACCAATGAGACGTGCCAATTCAAATTGGCGAAGCATGAAACCAATTAGGGCGAAGGCACCGTGGAGAGCCACGAAATTCCATAGTCCCCCAAGTTGGCACCACCGCTGGAAATTCCCCTGAGACTCAGGACCCCAAAGTAGCAGAAGAGAATGACCCATAGCGTCAGCAGGCGTCGAGACAGCTGCCGTAAGAAAGTTAGCACCTTCAAGATAGGAACTAGCAAGACCATGGGTGTACCAACTCGTAACAAAAGCTGTCCCAGTAAGCCAACCGCCAATGGCAAGATAAGCAGTGGGAAGAAGAAGGAGTCCAGACCAACCCACAAAGACAAAGCGATCCCGTTTAAGCCAGTCGTCCAAGATGTCAAACCATCCCCTCCGTTGTTGTTGTAATGTAGCAGTCGTCATTTTTATTTACCTTAGTTGTTAAGTTCCAAATAGAATTTTGTTTGATCTACTGGCAATTTGGGTGACGGATCGTAGATAGATGAGTCACCATAAGTTTTATGATCTTTATATCCTACCATACGTCCCTTTGTGTTCTGAATAGCACCCATCATTGCAATGATGAGGAAGATGGCAGGGGGACCGATGATGAGAGCACCACCAATCACATAGTAAGTGAGCAATTCGATTAGATCAGTAGACATAAAACTTTACAATGATGAAGAAAAAGAAAGGGACCCGAAGGTCCCCTTTATTATACCACAGGTTGAGTGATCAACCGACAGAAGGAGCAATCAAGGCCACAGGTGTGGACTCAGCTGCTGCAAGATCAAGCGGGAAGTTGTGCGCGTTTCTTTCGTGCATGACTTCCATTCCGAGTCCTGCACGGTTGAGCACATCTGCCCAGGTGTTGAGGACACGTCCTTGTCCGTCGAGGATGGACTGGTTGAAGTTGAATCCATTGAGGTTAAATGCCATGGTGCTTACGCCCAGTGCAGTAAACCAGATTCCAACTACAGGCCATGCTGCCAGGAAGAAATGCAAGGAGCGGGAGTTGTTGAATGAAGCATATTGGAAGATCAAACGACCGAAGTAACCATGAGCGGCTACGATGTTGTATGTTTCTTCTTCTTGTCCGAACTTGTAACCGTAGTTTTGGGATTCGGTTTCAGTCGTCTCTCTAACGAGAGAAGAAGTAACCAAACTTCCGTGCATAGCACTAAACAAACTGCCACCAAATACCCCAGCAACGCCGAGCATATGGAAGGGATGCATGAGAATATTGTGCTCAGCTTGGAAGACCAACATGTAGTTGAATGTTCCTGAGATTCCGAGTGGCATTGCATCAGAGAAACTACCTTGACCGAAAGGATACACTAGGAATACTGCAGATGCTGCAGCGACTGGTGCAGAGTATGCAACACAGATCCATGGACGCATACCTAAACGATATGAAAGTTCCCATTCACGTCCCATGTATGCATAGATACCGATGAGGAAGTGAAAGACTACTAGTTGGAAAGGACCACCGTTATACAACCACTCATCGAGTGATGCTGCTTCCCAGATGGGATAGAAGTGAAGTCCAATTGCGTTGGAGGATGGGACAACAGCACCAGAAATGATGTTGTTACCATACATTAGAGAGCCTGCTACGGGCTCACGGATCCCATCGATATCGACGGGGGGTGCCGCTACGAAAGCGACGATGAAACAGATGGTTGCCGCCAACAGTGTTGGGATCATCAGCACACCAAACCAACCGACATAGAGACGATTGTTAGTTGATGTTACCCACTCACAGAAATCATTCCATGGGGATGTTTGTTGTCTTGAAAGAGTTGTAGCCATTGTAATTGAAAGAAAGTAAGATCATCAGGGAAATGATGGTTTTACTATTTCCTCGCCACCCTAAGGCAAGGATATGAAAGACGTGTTTATACACCCTATAGGTCTTGGTTTGAGGAGTGTTACAAACAGTGAAGAAATGTGTTGGTTTCTTGACCCGTTGATATATTTATAATAACAGGATTTACACATCCTGTCAACCCCCTTCGTAGTTGAATGTGCCAGAAAGGAATTCGTACATCGTGGGCAAGGTGCCAGCAAGTTTCTTCCTTGCTTCCCAATTAGTATACCACATATCCACCGTCTTCTCAGGGACTGTAATGGGGTATCCAAAATATTCGTAGTGTCTCTTATTGATATTCGTGAAACCAGATCCTGCAAGGATAAATGCGATCGGCATATGCCCTGTTGGTATAGGATCTCCCGAGACCATCATGTGACGCACTGCTTCGTGAGTGCCTTCCTGCTTATACTCAACCTCATCGGTAACTGCTCTCCAAAATGGAGTGTCTCTACGAGTTGAGTAGTAGTAATGTGCTTCAACAAATTCTCTCCACCCATCCATGTGCTCGGCAAGATCATGATTGAAACGATCTCTAGCAAACTGACCAGGTAGTTTTTCTACCATAAGGATATCCATTAGTCCAAGGATGCCATGGTGAGTATTAAAGAGAGATGTAGATTCTAAGGGCTCAATAAAACCATAAGACAATCCAATAGAGACACAGTTACCTGTCCATGCTCTCTCATGCCTACCATTCTCAAACTTAATAAGTTTGGCATCATCATATCCAAACTCTTCCCTGGCAGCTTCTTCTTTCTGAAATCTAGAAGAGAATACATATCCACGACTAATGAAATCATATGTGGGAATAGTCCACTCCCATCCAGAAGTCAAACCTTTAGCATTGGTGTAAGGCACCATCTGCTTCTTTCTATTTGTATACTCAGTCTTAACTACCAGAGCACTATCAGTAAGAATAGTATCAAAAGGATTCCACTTACTTAAAGACCCTGAGAGGACCCTCTGCTGCCCTGTACAATCGATATAGAGATCACCATATACTTCATGAGGTTTGATATCATGTAGTCCTCTATCAACCAAGACAGATGTGACGTTTCCTTTGGCAATACGTACTGACTTAATTTTACTTTCAACCACTGTGATATTTTCACAGAAGGTATCTTTAAGATACTCTGAAAATGCTTTAGCATTGATGTGAAAAGACCTGTCTTTTGCAAGGTCATATGGAGAAAGTAATTGATCGTTAAGGGGCATCCTCCCTTCCTCCGCTACCGACACAAACGGCATGAAGACTTCTGCAAAGGGTGGTGTCTTATCAGGATAGAATGCTTTAGCCTGCATCCAGTCATGATACTTAACATCACTGTTTATTGATTGACCATTTGGATAATGAAATACTTTTCCCTCAGCAACAAAATCCTCAAATCTAGAGGAAGATTTAAACGTTGCTCTTGCTGCAGGAAGGAATACATGATCAGGTATTCCCATGTATTTTAAATACTGATTGATATGGGGAGTAGTAGACTCACCCACACCAATAGAATCACCACCTGAGATGATAGTCACATCCCAGTCAGGAAAAGTTTTACAAACTGCAGCGGCGGTCATCCAACCAGAAGTACCACCACCTGCGATCACAATTTTCATTTATCCTTGTCCTTTTTATGTTGTTTATGGTTATACAACCACGTTTTTATTTGAAGAATCTCATCCCAACTATACCAATTGGGATGTTTCTTAATGTTTTTGAGTAGTGTCTTAGCTGCTCTCTTGTCTGATAGCGGCTTCTTCTTCATAGACCAACCTCCAACTTTCCAACTCTGACTTCACCTTAGACTTCATCATCGCAACAATGTCTCCGCCATGCTTCTTGAGTTCTTCAGTCTTAGGACTTTCATCAGTGGGAAGCAGATCACCAAACAACCCGTTGCTGGTGAAGTAGTGGCAGAATTCGTAGATAGAAGTATTTATCTCCTCATCTAGTTGGATGCAGCATAGTAGACATAAAGATCTTTTCTCAAGATTCTCATCAGAGTAACGCCAGTCTTCAATCATGGGGCACAACACGCAATTTGGTTTCAGGTTTATTCATTTTGATACAGAGAGCCATTAGAAACTCTGCTTTTAGTTTAGACAATCCTGTGTAATTTTTAAGTGCTACCCAGGAGTCTTTGTCTAATAATTCAATGCGGTAAGTCACCGATCTCTAGGCAAACACGAGTTTATTTAGGTATTGATATGCATATACTTCACGGTTACCTTTGATGCCCCATCCCAACCATGTATATGCAGATCCCATGTACTGAGGGATCGTATCACCATGCCCTTCAAACTGAGGAAGGACACGTTGAAAGATAGGCTCGTTAACCATATAATGAAGTTGCCCTTCCAAACTACTAGGATCGCAATTAAACTTTGCACAGAAGTTTCCAAGACCCTTGTAGCGTCCAATGGAAGTCCACTGGATCAAACCATATCCACCAACCTTACATTCAGTGTAGGAGACACGAGCACCACCTTCACAAATATTAGGGATGAACTTACTCTCCTGCTTGATGTTACCCATGATCGTAGCAAGGGCATTCTTATCAGTAATTTTTGTTTTTGTTTGTAAATATTCAACAGTTTTTGTTTCTGCAGGACTACACCCCACACATACCCATTGTGGATCTTTCACAATCACTTGAATAGGTGCGGTCTCTGTAGCATTGTTTAGATCTCCAGGAGAAGGAGATGCACAAGCAGGCACTGCTGCCATCAGCATCGCCATCGACTGTTTCAACATTTTGAATCTCCAAAAAAATAAGGGTCCTTATGGACCCCAGTACTATAGGTTATCTAGATGAGTCTGTCAAGACTTATTCACCAGATACCAGGAATAATCTGACCTGTCATAGCATATGCTCCAAGAGCGGCGACAATGCCTAGCATTGCTGCCATGCCATTAATGCGTTCTGCGTCGTCATTCATCTGAATTTCCTCCATTGTGGGTTGTGGACTGTAGATATTGTAGCACAGTTTCTGGTGAAGAGACTGTGTAAGGATCAGTATCAGCGTTACTGACTTGACCCTCTTCTTCAAAGAGTTGCTCAATATTTCCTCGGTCAACTACCATAGCATATCGCCATGATCGATAACCAAATCCAAGATTGGACTTCTCTACTTGCATACCCATGGACCTGGTGAAATCACCATTACCATCAGGTATCATCTTAACACTCGTGATGCCTAGAGTTTCTCTCCAAGCATCCATAACGAATCCATCGTTAACTGAGATGCAATATACCTCATCAATATTATTCTCCAGCAACTCAGGATACATCCTTTCATATGCTGGAAGTTGAAAGTTACTACAGATGGGAGTGAATGCTCCAGGGACAGAAAATACAACTACCCTCTTGTCCGCAAAAAATTCTGCAGTGCATGATTTAATAAAAGTTTTCTTCGACCAATCGTAATAGGTAAAGATAACGTCAGGAATTCGCATGATGTGGTTTGTGCTCTCGGTTTAGTGGTTGGGATGGCTCAAATGGTGAACGGGAAAGGTTCTTAATTACAACGAATGCATCCTTATTATATTTACGCACACCGTATGGTGTTGCCCATTTTTTGTTGTAATCCTCACCTTGGTGGATACCAGAAACAACTGTGCCACCAACTTCAATTACAATGTTGTCATGTCTGACATCCCATCCAAGATCATGGATGGTATTCCAGAGATCCTCTTGTGAAAAATCCATACAAGTTTCAAATAATACCAAAGAATAGTTTACCAGTAAATGCGTATGAAATCAATGCTGCAACGAATCCCATCATAGCAGTGCGACCGTTTAACTTCTCTGCCCTCTCTGCGTATGATTCATAACCATAACGCTCTGCATCAGTTTGAGAAATATACATTTGAGGTTCCTTAGCAAACAGGTTTTGTTGTCCTTGCTCGTTTGTTGTAACAGTCATTTGTAAAGTTTCGTAACGGTCATAATTATATATAAAAGATTAAGTTTTGTCAACCATCAAGTGTAGTTGTCAAATGAGATCACGTCAGCACCCTCTGACCCAAACGAGACTGACTGTGCTGCCCCCTGAGAGTATCCTCCAAAACCAGGGTCAACATACTCACTACTAAGATTAAAATTGTAATCGCTAGGGAAGTTTGCTGTAAGATCTGGATCCTCAGGACATGCTTCATAGATGTGAAGCATCCCATTGTAGTGCCTCCACATCTCAGAGAGATGCTGAGGAGGAAAGTTTGTATCATCAATAGCACTATGAAGAGCAACCTTCAGAGCATTAACTGCGATCTTCAATTCAGATTTCATTTCTAATTACCTCATTTTTTACATAGCATGGTACACCAGCAGGATCTAACCATTTGGTATACTCAAAGTCAGTCATAGCAGTATCTAACTGCATTGCATTATCACACAGATACATATCCCTATACTTTCCAGTATACGAATCAATCTTCTGGATACGATAGTCTGGTTTACCATTGATCTCAAGGATACCAGACTGGACATAGCGATAGGGGAATCGCTCTAGGAAGACAATAGGCTTGTGCATCATTTCCGAAGTGTCTGTAGATATGATAGCACAGTTTCTCGGACTGTCATCAGATCATCGAAACATTCTTGGTTGTGAGCACATGATCGTAGCTTAGGGTCAGGTTTGTGGACAGACTCCATAAAGAGATGCACTGCCCTATTCCATTTTTCATCTTGATCCATTTAAATTTTTCCTCAGATAAACGAAAACCAACCAGTGATAATTGTTTTTTCAGACGTGGGTGATACTCTACCTCTATGGGTATGGGTCCAGTCTGCTGGCCAAATAACAGTATATCCCTTTTGGGCAGGGACATATTTATCTTGATGATACCATTCCGTGCCACCATCAGGCACATCATTTAGGTATGTCATAAAGACTAAATGCCTGAAAGTATTTCCAGGCAAAGCATTTGATCTCTCAGTATGCCACTTTTTAAACCCACCATCAGGTGGGTAGCATTGCATACTGAGAGGCTCATCAACACGAAAACGAGAGGTCTCACAAAAAGGATACCTCTCAACATAATTATTTAAAACTCCCTGTAGGGCATTCATATAATTTTGAATCTCAGGAATAGCAAGTTGAAAAGGGATGTGTAAGTCTAATGACTCTTTGTAGTCTCGGTCAACTACAACATCACCTTCTCGATATACTTGCCCCTCCTGAGGATTCAACAGGTTTTGATTGCGCCAGAAAAATATCAATCCATCAACGACAGACTCATCGATAAAGTCGCCCCAAATAAAATCGGATCTCTTTTCGCAAAATCTATTTTTGTAAAGTGTTATTTCTTCTGTCATAATCCATCCCGACCAGGGTGAGTTTTGTGCCGTCCCAAGGCAGGGTCAAAATGACTCCACCAGGGTAAGATTTACGTCGTTTCCAGGACGCCATCTGCAATCAAATTATCAATTAGAATCGTGTAATCTTCTTCAACATTAATCCCCCAGAAGTGGACATGTCTATTGCAGTTATCGCTATAAAAACGACATAGTGCAGCGAAGAGAAAAGGATACTCAGTGTCAAGGGCAATATTACCATTAACAGTATCTTTTAGTAGTTGAAGACTTTCTCCAAATCGATCTCTAACAGTCATGACTGCTCTCCTTTTTTGGTTTGACCAACGCCCGAAGGCGACGATTCAGGTAGGATTCGAACCTACGACCGAGGCATTAGAAGTGCCTTGCTCTATTCCACTGAGCTACTGAACCAAAGATGGTCAGTCCTCAGGGTGAGCAGCATAAACTTTAACAATAGGATCGCCTTGCCACATACTACGTTTTACTCTATCCACTTTACCTCTCAAATTGAATGATACAATGGTGCGTCGTTTGTCTGTGTTGTTTGCCAATGCTTCATGTGCAATAGTTGATGGGAAAATAATTAGTTGACCCTCATTTACAGGTGGCTCAAACACTTCAAGTCTACCATTCCAAGGATTTAACCATGGTGAATAGAATTGAGTTGCCGAATGAAATCTAGGATCAAACTCAACATACATTATAGCAGACCATCCACTATGCCCATGGTTATGAATGCCATGGTTGTGTCCTTGATATGCCTGCTGAAACCACATGTCAGTAAACTCTACCTTACGTTGATCTGTAAAGTCTTTCAGGTATGGAGTAATGATGTCAATGATAGTGTCTCCATAAGAAGGCACATCTTCATCTTCCATATTCAAAAAGAAATCCGTATAGACATTGCCATCAAGCATGGCATCTGTCAACTCAGGGAGAGCATCAAGGATTCTTTTTTTATTTGTGGGCCAGTTGTTGATCTCATAATGAATCAACGGCACCGAAAACATACTGTGTACTGTCATGAAATTTCTTGTAACTCTCGAATACGAATTGCTAATGCTTCTGCGTTAGCTTGATTACCTTCTTCAATTTCCAAATGGAGTTGATCAACTAAAAACTCCACAATCTCTTCTAGAAATTGAGTGTCCATGCTTCCCCTGCGTAACTCTTCAATTATATATGAAGAATAAGATCAGGTCAACCCTTAAAATTTTTAATAAACCATTCGGCATCCACTACAACCAGAGCCTTCTTACGATTCTTTTTCATAAAAAGAATGGGCTCATAGTCTCCTGAGTTGGCAGTTGCCTGATCGTATGCATCGTATACATTGAGTTTCTCTACATTCTTACACTCAATACTGAATGGAAATTTCTTTCTGGCATCTCTTGCCATGATTAGATCTTCTCCACCTGCACCCATAGATCTAGATTCTATGTCTTCTGGGTGGACATCCCTGTGCTCTATCAACATGTCCCTAACCCATTTCTGGAAATTCCTTCCTTTAGCTTTCGCACTTTGAGGTTTCATTTACACATACTCTATTAAAAAAGACCCCTTGTGGGGTCTCTCTATTTAGTCACTACGTGGATCGCTTATCGCGATGCAACTGCATACTTACGCTCGACCTTAACACCACGATACATAAGATCGTGATTACGAGTTTGGGTTTGCTCTGACAGTACCTTTGCCTTGTAAGTTTCAGCGTTGTACTGTTGTCCTCGGTATGTGATCTGTGTCATGTTATGTACTCCTGAAAGTGAGGTGGTTAAACCCCGTTCCTTCAGTCGTGTGCGTCCCAAGGGTAGCAATCAGGTGTTGATTCCTTCATGACCTCAATCAATTCTACCTTCATTTCTGGAGGAAGATTCTCATTTGTTCTCATCCGAAGCATAACTGCATCAGCTTGAGCACATGTGAGTGATGAATAGAATAATAATTCTAGCATGGGATGAACGGCTCCGTTCCGCGACTTACTTGCGTCCTGTGGCGTCTTTCTATGCTATGTGCATAACGAATACCACCATGGATGAACGTATGGATAGTATACACCATCCAATACTATTTATCAAGTTTTCCTTTTTTTCGACTTCGTGCTCTTCTTTTTAGTGGTCTTACCCTCTTCAACTCTTGCTTCAGACTGCACAAAAACTTCAAGTGGTCCCGTATACCACTGGTCGGGTCCTGGCCAGGTGATCCTGGCACTTTCTTTTCCCAACTTCTTTTCCTCCCCATTATTAAAGCACTTCTTATAATTTAAAATCCGAGAAAGTAGTTGCTTCCACATCTTGTTTGATGCCCCCAACAATATAGGACTCAATCTCAGTTTCCTGAGGAGCATTCTGTTGACCTTTACTATTCAACCAATGCTCAGTCCATGGTAGGGGATTATTTTTAGCAGGGATATCATAAACTGGATCAATACCAATCGCTTTCATACGACGGTTAGCAACCCACTCAACATATTGTGCTAGTAGTCTTTCATTAAGACCAATCATAGATCCCTCAGCAAACAAATAATTTGCCCACTCTTTCTCTTGCTCCACTGCATCTATAAACATCTTACGGACATTCTCTTTCTCCTCTCCTGCAATCACTTGCATGTCGGGATCATCACCCTCTATCCACTTCTTCATAATCTTTTGAGTCAATACAAGATGTTGAGATTCGTCTCTTGCAATGAGAGAAATGATCTTGGCAGATCCTTCCATAAGTTTGAGCTCACCAAATGCAAAACTGCAAGCGAAAGAAACATAAAAACGAATACCTTCCAAGATATTGACATTGGCAATAGCAAGGTAAAGTTTACGCTTTACTTCCTTAAGTGTGATGTCACGAGTTGGTGAACCAATCCAATCTTCACTCCACATATCACCTGCTGCCCACTCAGTAGCAGCATCTATGAATTCATTGTATGCTTTACATACAGACTTAGCACGAGAGAGGATCTTATCATTATCCAAGACAGAATCAAATACTTCTGAAGGATCAGGATAAATGTTTTTGATAATATGAGTATATGATCTGGAGTGAATCTGCTCCATGAATTCCCATACACCCATAGCACCTTCCAACTCAGGCAATGAGCAGTATGGAGAGAATGCCATTCCAGGACCACGACCTTGCACTGAGTCTAGAAGGATTTGGTATTTAAGATTTGATGTATAGATATGCTTCTGTTGATCTGAAAGAGTTTTATAGTCTGCCCTATCTTTCTGCAAAGAAACTTCTTCAGGTCTCCAGAAATATCCAAGTTGAGTTTGTGTCAACTTATCAAAATCTGGATACTTGTATTCATCGTATCTTTGCATTCCAAGAGGAGCACCAAAAAACATAGGTTGCTTTTTAGTGTTGACCTTCTTGTCGTTAAATACCGTTACTCCCATGTAGTCTCCTTTGGTTGTGCGTTGGTGCCAAAATTATTGACGTAATTTAAAAAACTATTGATTCGTGGATTAATACCAAATGAGTCACACACTGCAAGCCAGGACTCGAAGTCCTCTTGCAGATCTTTTGTTAATTCAAGTGTTACTATTCTTGGAGCATCAGACATTGCAGGCATCACATTCAGATTCTTCTCCCATAGATTCAATCTCAGAAAGAATACTGTTAGTATCAGATGTTACTACAGGTTCTTCTTCCCCGTCTTTTTTATTATCATAAGTATTCTGATAATAAGAGGTCTTCCAACCATACTTATATGTAGTTAAAAGATCATTTGCCATTACAGTCAGTGGGACTTCATTGTTTGGATAATTTTCAGGATTGTAACTCCAGTTTCCACTGATTGCCTGATCGAAGAACTTCTGCATAATTGCAACGATCTTAATATACCCTTCATTAGATTTCATATCCCATAGAAGAGTATAGTTATTCTTCAATGTGGTGAAAGACGGAACAATCTGCTTAAGAGGTCCCTTCTTTGATTTTTTAACGGACAGGTATGCTCTAGGTGGTTCAATTCCATTGGTTGCATTTGACACAACGGAGCTGCTCTCCGAAGGCATCTGTGCGGACAGTGTGCTGTGTCGCAGTCCGTACTCATTGATAGATGCGCGAAGACTCTCCCAATCATAATTTAATTCTGGCGATACAATTTCATCTACTTCCTTTTTATAAGTATCAATTGGAAGAATTCCATCACAATACTTAGTCCTATGGAATGCTTCACATGGACCCTTCTCTCTAGCAATCTGGTTAGAAGACTTCAGAAGATGGTATTGGAATGATTCAGTAAGATCATAAACTAATTTATGAGCCTTAGGATCATCATAATGCTCACCATTCTTTGCTAGGTAGTGTGCTAGACCGATAAATCCAATGCCTAGAGAGCGTCGTGCAAGGGTGCTACGACGTGCTGCAGAGACAGGGTAGTCTTGGTAATCAATCAACTCTTCTAGACCCCTCACAGCGAGATCACAAAGGTTTTCCAACTCATCCAGTTTAGAAATCTTACCTACATTAATAGCAGAAAGAATACAAAGAGCAATCTCACCATCAGAATCATCAATATGACGGATAGGATCTGTAGGTAAAGTGATCTCCTGGCAGAGGTTACTCATATTCACCTTATCTTTAAAGGAGGAGTGACTGTTGCAGTGATCAATATTCATGATGTAAATACGACCTGTCTCTGCTCTTTCTTTCAAGAGACTTAAGAAGAGCTCTTGAGCTCCGATTGTGGTGCGAGGGATTCCAGCATCTGATTCGTAAGCACAGTAGAGACTGTCAAAGTCATCAGTCCCGAAAGTATCATAAAGACCAGGGACATCATGAGGACTGAAAAGTGAAATCTCTTTGTTGTCGATGAAACGTGCATAGAATAGTTTTGAAATTTGGATTGAGTAGTCAAGTTTCCTCACGCGATTATCTTCAGTGCCCTTATTATTCTTAAGGACTAGGATGTCTTCTATTTCTTGGTGCCAGATAGGAAAGTGAACTGTAGCAGAACCACCTCTGATGCCGTTTTGAGTGCAGCATCGTACAGTTGATTCAAACTTTTTAAGGAAGGGGACCACGCCTGTGTGCTGTACCTCTCCGCCTCTGATTTTAGAGTTGATGCCACGGACTCTACCTGCGTTGATACCGATTCCTGCGCGTTGTGCAACGTAGTAACCAATAGCCATATCACTGCTAAAGATACTATCGAGGGTGTCATCAACATCAACGAGAACACAACTCGCAAACTGACGGAGAGGCGTTCGCACTCCTGCCATGACGGGGGTTGGAATGTTGATTCTGTGTCTGGAGATGGCATCGTAATATTTCCTAATGTATTCTAGTCTCGTCTCTTGTGGATAGTCTCTGAAGAGAGTCAGAGCAATCATGATATACATCTGTTGCGGTGTCTCAAAGACTTTACCATTACTACGATCTTGAACAAGATATTTATCAGAAACTTGTCTCAGTCCAGCATAAGTAAACAGGAAATCTCTACTGTTATCGATCATAGAATCGATTTCAGTCCACTCATCATCAGTATACTTATCAAGAATACTGCTGTCATAGATTCCCTTGTCAACACAATCCATAACATGGTCATGTAAGTATGGACGGAAGTCTGGATGATCTCCATACACAGACTTACGAAGACCAAACAAAAGCAAACGTGCTGCAACGAATTGATAGTTTGGTGCTTCTAATGATATCAAATCATTAGCAGATCGAATAAGAATCTCTTGAATATCTTCCGTCTTAATACCATCAAAGAATTGGAGATTGGCATTCATTTCAACTTGTGATTCAGATACACCTGCAAGATCTTTACAAGCGTGCTCTACCATCACATGAATTTTTTCTAGATGGAGTGCTTCAACTCCACCACTACGCTTAACAACACTGATCCCACTCATACTTTTTTCCACTGAATAAACTTAACTTGTGCTTCCATACCTGAATAGGTATTCGATTTTACTATACTTTGGACATCTAGTCCAGCTAACACCATGTCATTGATGTCCTTTTGTTTTATCTGACTTGGCCAGATTACCACCTGCTCTTTGTTTCTTATAGTAGTCTCGAGCCTCTGCACGATCTGCGTGTTTCTGGGTTCATTATCGTATACCCAGACCCTATATCGATAATCAAGAGAGCGGTGGTCAACATCGCTGCCACACATAGCAACAGAGTTGTCAATGAAATGGGAGTCGAAGGGTCCTTCCGTGACATAAACAGTTTCCTCAGGATTAATTTGATCTTGTCCATATAGTTTGAGTCTATCGTCAAACATAATGGTTATGTATCGTAGCGTTGCATTTGGAGACAGAGATCTACCCTGAATACCAAACCAGTTGCCATCTGAATCTATGAAAGGGATAATAATTCTAGGTCTATCATTCTGAAGATTGTCAAAAGAGTTTGGTTTTTGTGTATTGACCCAACGCTTAAACCTATCAGTATAATATAAAGACTGTAGTTTATTCTGAGGAATTTTCCTACCCTCTAGGTATGCCCTTGCTGGATGCTCACTATTTAGCTCTGTGATTGGTGTTAGGTTTGATACCTTATTAGCGAAGTGTGGTTTTGCAGACTTATATTCTGGATTGGGAGTATACCTTCCACGCCCTGTGGTGCCATTCTTATACTTCTCCATGATGAATTGGTCATGGAGATCAGGAGCATGATCTTTTAAAAAATTAGACAGAGATCTACCAGTGCTACAGTTATGGCACTTGAAAATATACTCTGATTTTTTTAAGAAAAAGTATCCCCTTGCTTTATTCTTGTGCTTCTGGGAATCTCCACAGTATGGGCACCTGAAATTGTAAAGACCATTCTTTACATGTTTAAATTTCTCTAGACGTGTGCTGAGAAACCTGACGTATTTGTCCTCAACGTAGTCCATTTACTAGATCTCACTTCAGGTATCTTAACCGAAGTTTTATCATCTGTCAAGGTACGCAGCAATGCTTGACCTGGCGAACTGATTATGACTGAGATCACAGTCAATGCACCTGCAACTGTCCACATCTTTTTCTCCATTTCCCTGAGTCTATTATCTACAAGACGAATGTCTCTCTCACATCCTTTCTTGATTATGTCTGTCTCCTTAGTGAGATCTGAATGAAGTCTATCTATTTTTTCAAATAGAATTCCATCAACTTCACTCTGTGTAGATAATTTTTCATTATGTACAGCAAGTAGTTGACCCATCTTTACAGAATTATCCTGCAACGAATCAACTACTCTTTCTAGTCTTTCTAAAATAGCAGAGTTTATATCTGACATTATTCTATCCCTAGTGCCTTTTGTCTTTTATTCCAATAAAATTTAATAACATCATTAGGATATAGTCTTTTAACTTTTAACTTCTTAAAATTTTCTGGGCGATAAATCTTTCTCAGTTCAATCTTCAATGCAGATTCAGATTTATTGTATAGCACATATTGCTCCGCCCCATCATAAGAAATTAGAAACGGATAGTATGTGCTTGCCTCTTGACCCTCCGTCTTAACCATGTCCTTCTGAGACATAGCATACCTACGCCTTTTCTTCGGACCTTTCTTGGTTAGCATTGGATCAAATCCCGATACGGGACCTTGGGGATCAGCGGATCCGCTGAAACCACCATCACCTGCAGACATAGTTGGCGCTTCTTCATTCATATGCTTCTAAGTTGCAGAGCAACTTCAGTGTCGATACTTACATTAGAAAGACACCCTGCAATCTCTGGATATCTCTCCAGATAAATTAAGAATGTCTTGATGATTGACCAATATTCTTCTTCTAATTTGTACATTAATAATGGAATAGTCCCATCATTAAATACATTGAAAAGAATAATAAGGTGATTTAGTATTAAGTTAACACGGAGGACCCGAGTCTTAGTATATCGTTTAAGTAACCGTTTAAGATACTTAAACTTTTTCATGTCCTCCATGAAATCGTCAACTGTAACTGATTGTGGATTATCGTAATGCTTAATAGCAAACATTAAATAATTTTTTTCATCTAGATTTTCAAAATGCATTACGAATCAGTTAATATTATGTGCCGAATGTCAATGTCGCTGCACCATCGGTGATCACTTCTTCCGTGCCACCCGCTGAGGTAATCTTGACGCGATACTTATAGCCGTCCAGAGTGTCAGCAGCGAGACCACTGTAAGCAAGAGTTGCGGTCGTGAAGTCTGCATAAGTTACACCAGCGTCAAGAGATGCAGTAATGTTAACCCAACGGGTCGTTGCTGCTGCGGTCTGACGTTGCCAGACATAAGACAGAGCACCAGGTGTGCCTGTGGTAGTTGTGGTAAGGGTGAATGTACCAGCGCCAGAGGAAGAAGTAGAATTAGCAGGTTGTGCTGAAACTGTTACAGCAGATGCAACGTCTGCTGCGATGGTGTCATCTGTTTGTGTCTCGGTGCCATCAGGATTAGAGATGAAGGCAAGTTGCTCTGCCTTATGGCGAGTGTCACCATTGGCAGTGGTGTAAGTGCTGTATGCCCACCAACCAGGACTACAAAGTCCCCGAGTCTTATTCTCGTTTAACTCTGCTTCTGCAGCATCAATAAACACAATTGTCTCGGAAACGGATCCGCTACCGTTACCACGGGCGAGTCCTGCTTGAGTTTTATTTGCGTTACTGTCAGTTCTCCCGTAAAGAGACATGGTTTACTCCGTTAATTCCAGTATATTTATTTATAATAAAAGGGGCTTCCGCCCCCTAAGTATCACGCCTTGCGACTGTTGATTGATTGCTCAACAACGGCAAGAAGTTTGTCATCCATATCAGTCTTGGTCAGAGTAACTGCTTTCTTGAGGATGATCAAACAAATCTCGACTAGTTTCTCGCCAAGTTCTTCATTATCAGGGACTTTTGCAACAGCATCAGAAATGATTTTCGATGCCAGTGGTAGTAGAAAAGATAGCATGGTCAGACAATAGATACTCTGATCTATATATCTTACTTCATGCCCTTAGCTTTACGATCATGATCGACCGTTGCCTGAATCATCTTCTGCTTCATGCGATCTTTCGATTTTGTTTTTGCTTCTGAGTCATCAGACTTAGGTGCCTTCATATCTTCAGGAGTAGCATCACACTCTTCCTTTTTGACATCCTGACCAGGCTCATACCATTTGCCATCGCCGTCAGAGTCTTGCCAACGCTTACCTGCTTTAGCAGCAGCGATGTGCTTCTCTTTTGATTTCTTCTTTGCTGCTTCTTTCAAGTCAGCAACGCTTCCCTGTAGGCGCTTTCTTAAATTTTCAGACATGAGATCTTCTTTCTTAGGATTGATAATTACGTTTCCTTTCTTAGAGGTTTTTAGATATGAATCTTCACTACTCTTGCCGTTGGGTTTCATTGCATACCCTCCACCATGCTCAACAATTCTGCTTCAGTAAACAGTCCAGAATCAGACAGTTTAGTCAGAAAATCCTGCTCTTCTTTCTTCAGTGCTGCTTTACGGAACTGAAGATCAATGCGTGATCCTCTGTCCATCTTACCCTGACTTGCAGGTTTCTTAGAACCACCAGCAGGTTGAGGACCAGCATCGCTACCAGTTCTTCTACCCTGAGCATACTTAGATCCACTGGACTTAGAGTCACCAGAGATCATCTTACCAGCATCAGAGCGACCATCTTGATACTGCTTCTCAGTCTGACCGTGCTTACCTTTGTAGAGTTCACCCAACTCTTCTTCTTTGACACAATTGTTAACTTCTTTACCACCCTTTTTCTTGGTGCCTTGCTTCTTGTATCCTTTCCAGCAGGAGGTAAACCCATTATCATCTTTGCCATCCATCTTAACTTCAAGCATTTGCTGATGAAGATCTTCGATATCAATACCAATTGCTTCACGCTGCATGTTGAGACCAATATCACCAGGATCTTTAGCAGACTTCTCGCCTTTCTTACCTACAACAATATAACGACCATCTGATTTCTTACCAGTAATGACAAAGGAGGATCCACCAGACTGGACAACACGACCTACATTACGGTCATCAGAAAACTTTTCTTTCTTTTTCTGAATTTGATCCTTGTCAACAGGGAATCCAGCATACCCTTCAATGGTAGGCTCCCAGTCATCAAAGATCTCTGTTACTTTCTCAGCACCCTCTTTCAATCTCTTGGACGGGAGATCAGATTCTGTGCCAGCTTCAATTGAAGCAAGGATTTTGGTCTGCTCTTCCATCGTGTAAGACATCAAGGCAGAAGATACAAGAATTTCTAAGGTCATTGTTTTTGGTCGAATGGTTTTCGATATTACTATTTAGATACGGAGATATTTCTAATCTCATGATTAAAATCACAAAACTTTTTGGTTGCTTGACCAGGAGTCATGTTTTGTAATGCCTCTCGGTAAGCATCAGTGCCAATCTTCCAAGTATTTCCACTGCCATCATCGGCAGATTTGTTTGATTGATTTCTGGCAATAGGATCTGAAGTAGCAACTTCTGTTATATGCTGCAACCATGCACGATGTTGTCCATCATACTGATCTTTAAAAATAATATAATTTGGTCCCCGATGTATAACTTCACCACGGACACCACTATCATCATGCTCTACAATAGCCCCCACCTTAAAGATGTGATCGAGCATGTAGTGATCACGGAATGCCTCATAATCTAATATGGGAGCATACTCCCAAACAGATTGCTCATGAATTTCACTTTTCTTTTTACTCGCTTTCGGTGGTGGTGTCATACCTTTGATGACATCATCCATCATTGCTTTACTGTGCTTTGCGCTGAATCCTTTGGGCATACCAGCATGGTAGGAATCATGATCCCCAGATTGAGCATGGTCTCGCATCTTGCTGGCAGAAAGATTTTCAATAGGATCATCGGAGTCATCAGACCTAGCGCCAGCAGACTTAATATTAATGGACTTGAAAGCATAGTGCTTACCATTATATTTGGATGTAAGTTTTTCAAATTCCTTTACTCGATCATCACCAACCACCATAGTGACATGCTCATGACCTTCATCATGCAAGTCTCTAAGAACATCAAAGATATTCTTGTGTGCTTCGTTGTTTTGAATCTTGTCTGCGTGATGCTTAAACATCTTACGCATATGATCTACTTTTTGATTAGGATGTAGAGGATTTTTCTTATGGTCCTGGCTTCGGCTGGGGTAGATACGGTAATTACCCGAGTCGCCCGAGTGCGCTTTGACCGCATCCAGTAACTTACCATGACCAGCGTGGGGAGGATTAAACCTACCAAAAGTAATGGCGACATGTTTGTCTTCTAATTGTTTACTTTGTGCGGAAGATGATTTAGCACCCTTCGATGAAGTAGCAGGTTTCTTAGTAGCAGTTTTTGTTGCTTCTTTCAAAAATTGAATAAATTTCATTTGCCCCAGTCTTTTGCTACGGTAAAGTTTGCTCTAGAAAATTCTAATCTATCGACGAGTTTGATAGCAGTGCCATCTTTGATGGCAACAAATCCCTCAGGACTCGTGACACGGTAACCATTCTCATCTTCTAGGAAGGTGCCAACACCCTCAATCTTATTAAGTTTATTAATCACCTGCTCCTTAGCAGAAATGAGTCCTTTGAATCCACTGAGTGCGTGGATCATTACAGACTTATTACTATTTAGATAAGACAGAGCTTTAGTTTTACGATCATTCCATTCCTTCTGTGCTTTCTCAGTTTTTTTCTTCTTAATCTCCTCATCATACTTTTTAATTACAAAGGCACCATACCCTGCAGCAATACCATTGGCATCAGGGACTGTATTACCACCACGAATAACTTGATTAAAATATACCTTGAATAATGCAGGGGGAGAGAATGACTGTGGACCTTCTGTTTTCTGTATGTCATCTAAGAATTTCCTACCCATCTTCAGAGATCTATCTGCAGCAGCAATGGATCGATTCAAATTATTAACCTCACCAGGGGTTAGATTTGCCATGCCGTTGACATTCTCAAAGGTAGATGAGAAGACAGCAACATCTTTGACTCCCTGCATACCACTGACATTGACACCGAATCCAGCACTCATTTCACCAATAGTATCACCTGAATATGTGGTGTGAAATACGATACCCAGCTTACTAGAAGCAACCTTCTTACCCAACTCAGAGTACTTAGGAATCACATAAGTGATGGTGTTGGGTTTGAATCTGTAGCATGGTTGTCCCCTCATCGCAATGACATCAGGACGTTTAGTATAGAGCAGATCTCCCTGCACAACTCCCTTAATGGGCACCTTCTTCAACTGGTCTAGACACTGCTTCATGATCGGATTAAGACTACCACTATACCAGTGGTCAATGTCAGCATGAGAATAACAAATCTTAGGGGTTGTCTTGTTGAAGACAGACTTGTTACCTACAAAGAAGAGACCAGTCTCAGGGTCAGTGCCACAGATAATAGCAGGAGCACCGTCCCACTTGACAGTCACCTTAGTGTTGTTACCACCCTTTCCAGAAGACAGCATGTCCCTGAGGGACTGCAGAAAGTTGAGAGCGTTGGTAGCACCAGCGTATCCTTGGTTAAAGATGTCGTCTTCTAGGTGCTCTAGGTGTGTGTTTTTTGCCATGACCTTATTATATCTCCTCTGCGCCGCTGCGGTTACTTACGAGTGCCACTGGGTAGATTGCCACACGGGCTCCACTGAAACGTTTGCCATCGATATCAAATCCTCTGCCTGCCCTGTATGTAGCAGCGAATGCTGCACGGTATCCACCAGTAGAAAAGTACTGTGTGTCACCATTCCAAGAGACATGATCAGAGAAGTTTAAGTTGAAACATGCTTCCTCTCCCCTCTTGGGTTTGAGTATGGGGTTACCTTGAGCAATCATATTCACATTATCAATACCATACTTGCCACCATATGAAGGTCCGTAAACAGACTTATTGATTAGGTCTTTATTTGACACATAGGAATACACTGGATTGCTTAGTTTGCCTTCAACGATATACCCAGCAACTTTTCTCAGGAAGTTTTTAACTTCAGGATCATCATAGATAAGAGTTGGATTACTAGCACTACCAGACTTAGGAGAGACACCACCATATTGCTGATATGCTGCAGGACCACCTGCCTTCTTATGTGAGATGAAGATTACATCCTCTCCTTTGGAATTAACAATGGCAAAGTCTGCCTTCGCTTCTCTACCCAAGACCTTCTCAGTAATGTTTTTGACACCTACACAGTTTGGGAAATCCCCACTAGGTGTACATATTTTAATAGGACCCAGTTGTTTAACTAGGTCCTTAATGAGTTTATCTAAGTCCTTGATAGCAGCTTCTTCTGCTGCCATGACATTTGTTTTTGTAGGTTTCCTGATTTTATTGAGGGCAACATACCCTGTCTTGGATCCTACTTTTACTTTGGCAACTTTCAACCTACCAACAGTGTCTTCGGAATTGCCTGCCAACTTAAACTCAGTGCCTGCTTCCAGCACACCATGAGTATCTTTCTTGTTTGTTTTGAAGAAAGTAGCATTCATTTTGTCTTCGACTTTCAGCGTGAGGTCTTTCCACATGCTGTTGTTTTTGACATACTTATCGAATGCACTTTCTCCAGATGTTGACTTGCCTGATAGGGTTGCCATCTATTAGAGAAATTCTACCTAATTATTTATCAATACTTTTTAGATAGTCTTTTTCATCTTGATATGGTTTTGTTTTACCAGACCAAATTTCATATCCAGATATCAAGTCTGGAAGTAACCACTGATCCACCCTAATACATTGATTCCAGTTAGTAGGATGAGCACAACTCACAACTACTACTGTAAAAAATGTCCTCAGATGGATCCAGAGGGAGAGCATCAGATATCACCAGGGACACGATTCTCAGAGTATCCAACATCAAACATACCTTGAGGGTAGCGAGCAGCCAACTTCAAAGTATTAATATAAAGGACTTCATCCAGACGCACATCCAAAGCAAGACATGCTTGAGCAACATACCACATGATATCACCCAACTCCTTTGTCAGATGCTCTTTGTTTGCATCATCATAGGGTTTGCCTTGAAACTTAATCTTCTTAACAATCTCTGCAAATTCACCACCTTCAGCAGAGATACCAGAAGCAGCAGTATCTAGACGTGCAATATTACACTTTGCTTTATCCAACTCCCGATACCTTTCAATCAGAGTATTCAGATCTTTGCTGGGATCTGAAGTAACACGATCAACAAACGAAGCATACTTATCCAAATCGACAGTAAACTTTTGTGGGACCTTAGAATCTGCTTTATCATCACGATCCTTAAGACGCTCTTTCAAACGCTTCTTAGACCTAGGAGCACCTTGAAGATAATCATCACCCAACAATTCTTCTGCACTTTGAGGAACGTCGTCAGAAACTTCCTTAGCACCTTCTACTGCTGCTTCAACCTTGTCCCGTGCTCGACTATTAATTTCTTCAGCGGCGGCGTCTGCTGCACCACTATCGTTAGCATCATTAGTGTAATTAATCTCGGTCATAATTAAATCTTGAATCCTGTGAATTTTTCTTTGGTCTCGGTAAAGGTTGATCCTGCACTACCGATGTTACCAGCATCGATAATATCGTCTTGCTCAGACTGATCACAATCATACAACCTCATCTTCGCCCTGTCAATACCAACAACAAAACGTTTGAATACTGTAGGGTCATTATATCTATTCTTCAATTGCTTGACCATAATCTGACCCATCTGCTCCATGTCTTCTGTAGAAATAAGAGCAATCATAAGGTCAGCAGTGGCTGGAAGTCCGAAGGATTCCGATGTGTCTGTAATATCCACATCACTATTACCATAACCACTACGAGTGGTTTGGGTAGCAGAAACGATAGGGACATTATGCTCACCAGCAAGTCCCCTCAACTCCTCAGCAATTGCTTTCACATAGGTATATGAGTTAACAATAGTGCCTTTATATCGAGATGAAGCACAAATGTTTAGATAGTCAATGAAAATAATATCAGGTTGAAATCCTTTCTTCAAAGACAACTCATTTAAGAGTGCCTTGAAGTGTCCAACATGAGCAGAAGCAGTGGGGTATTCTTTAATAACAAGTTTACCCTGAGTCTTTTTCTTCAACCTATCCATTCTAGCCGTATAGTGATCCTTAGTGAAGATAGGGTCACTCAGTTGTTGGATCGGGAGGTCCAAAAGGTTGGCGTCAATTCTTTCAGCAATGCGCTCTTCTGCCATCTCCATTGTAATATAGAGAACGTTTCTCCCTTGGAGCAGCACGGAGCTAGCGACATGGCACATGAATAAAGACTTGCCGACACCTGTACCAGCAAGCGCGATATTAAGAGTTTTGTTAGGTAAACCACCTTTTGTGATTTTGTTGAGATATTCGATATCGAAGGGGATCTTCTCTTCGGTTCTATGATAGAAGTCATATCGGTCATTGGCATCTTGAATGTAATCGTGTCCTACATGGTCATCAAAACACACCCCAAGTGCCTCACTCATGATGTGAGGAATGGCGTCTTTACTACGAGTCTGGTCTTGACCGTCTGCGATCTTAACCGACTCCATTAGTGCCAAGTATATAGCACGTTCTTTACACCACTTTTCTGTGGTGGCAACTAACCAATCTTCATTGTATTGATCGTGATCTAGGTTATCTAAAAATTTTTCAATGTCATGGAAAACTTCTTCACTAATATCACGACGTTTTTCAACTTCGATCTTTAATGCATTGGGCTCTGGTGTAGTATCATACTCACTAATATACTCACTCAAGGTGTTGAATAGTATACGATTAGTAAGCATGTCAAAGTACTCATCCTTAAGGAAGGGTAGCACTTTACGACAGTAATCTTCTTGGAGAATTAACTTACTTAGTGCAACTTCTTCGATCTTTAAGCTCATTGATAATGTAGATAAGTGGTGAGAATGTACTTGTCATCACTCTTAGGAGTGATTCCTGCATGTGGGTATTGCCATGTTGGTGGAAACATGACTATCCTACCACGTTTTGCTTTGACTGCATAGTCACAGTATTTGAAATATGTTTCTCCCCCATCTTCAACATCATTCAGATAGCAGAAATATGTGAGAAACCTACGAGCAGATGGATAGTCACCCACATCAATATGCTCGTCAAACTTACCATCATTAGCAGAGTATTTTACAACTTTGATTTGCTCTAAACCATTCTTCTGCGGCATATATTTCTCACAGTCAACATCAATGATGTATTGCTGACCACATGCTTTCAATGCAGTAACGATCTGATTCTGCATGATACCCCACTCATGATCATTAGCATTTTCTGCTAAGTCTGTCATATTCAATGCTGCAAATTTAATTGCAGGCTCATCCATTAAAACTTTATTACTATCTTTATCGAAATTATAAATGATATTCCTACAAAGATTTTCATCAAGAACGTCATCGTAGACTTTAATAAAATTCTTAAGATCCATAACAAAACTCCTGCTCAGCTGCCTTATCTAGTTGTGCCATAATTTCAGGTGTGAAGTATTTCTCAGGGTCGGCAAGAATAGTTTTAGGATAGACAGAGGATCCATCAATCTTGATACGATTACCAACACGATCAAATACTCCATACTTTTCACCCAACTCCAAGAGTCCATAGTATCGATCAAGTCCTCTATCATCATAGAATAATCTAGTTTCAACTGTAGTATTCTCTTTTGTCAGTCTAGACTTTGCTGTCTTTGCTTTGATGATATTACCTACAATATCGGTGCCATCTTTTTCTTTCTTCTTACCCAGATAGATGATAGTAGAAGCAGCATATTTCAGACCACTACCACCACCCATCTCTTTGGTAGGGACATATGCACCAACAACATCATAAGTATGATTAGTAACAATCATAGGCACGTTTGCTTTACCTAGTTTTAGGGTTAGCACACGGAAAATAGACTTGACCACCTGAGCACGGGTCATATCTCTGGTCTCTTTACCTGCTTCAGAGTCTTCAATCTCCTTAGTAGTTGATAGCATACCTAAGGAGTCAAGCACAAACAACAAAGGTTTGCGTTTATCTGCAGGTTGCTCAAGATACTTATCAAGTATACGAATTGCTTGCAATCTAAACTCTTGTACCGTAGTGACAGGCACAACAACCATACGCTTACTGTCAATGTTTCTCGTTTCAATCATCTCACGAGAGATGGCAGACTCAGATTCAAAATAAATTACACCTGCATCAGGATCAGTCTCAAGAAAATGCTTAACAATACCAAGACAATAAAAAGTTTTACCAGTCGAGGACTCGCCAGCAATTGCTGTAATTTTATTCGATGGAATACCACCGTATATAGATCCAGATACTAGAGCATTAAAGATGTAGGATCCAGTATCAATGTAAGCAGTTGTATCACCTGCCGATACGCCGTCAGAAACTAAACCAGCATATTCATTATCAATTTCTTTTACAATGTCCGATAAAAAATTCATGACCAAAGTGCCTCTAATGTGTTTACTTGTTCTGCTTTCCACCCGATATTATCGAGAATTTTCTTGAGAGGATCTAGGAAACTCTTTGTAAACTGTTGGTCATAATCAACTGAGTTGTCAAGACCAAACTCCCTAGGGAGTGTTTGAAAGAAAGATACTACATTCTCATTAATTTTGTTAGGTGTCCTCAAGTGCAGATACTTGATCTTTTCACCCTCTTGAATCAAAGGATATTTGTGGGACAACTTCTTTTTCTTGATCCAAAAATTATATAGAAGTGCTCCCCGCACATGTATAGGGCATGCCTTACCGTAGATAGTAACAGGAGAAGAATTCTTTGCGATATTATTACATCCCCTAGGGAAAGCAATATCTTCTGGTGCCATAGATTCAAATTCCTTACGGAAGTTTTTAATAAATTTTTGAGTTGCTTCCTCACTTCCTGTCATAATAACATTAAGTGCTTCCTTAATTGCTGTGCGGCAGGGTGCAGGAGTAGAAGACTTAACTGCTTCGATGCCCATCATCTTGAGTTTCGGCTCAGCATACTGGACACCTTCACTATTCCACACGTTAAGAATGTATCGCTTCTTAGCAGTCCAGATGCCCTTGTTAGCGATATTCTCACGCTTCATAAACATCTTCTGATCATAAGCACTTACATAGGTTGCCAACGTTTCATAAGAATTTCGTATATACTTCTCAAATTCCACTTCACACACCTTGTCAAGGAACCTAACAATACTCTCATCGCTCGCCTCTCTGCCCTTGAATACCTCGTGTACAAAAGGACCCAGATTGAGATAAATGGAATCAGTATCAGAAGCAATAACATAGTCAACATCCTCAGTTTTCAATAGTTTATTTAAGTATTCATTCATTCGGTCTTCGATCCACCGAATCGAGACCTGACCCGAGAGGGTAATCGCTTCAGCATTTGCCAAAGAGTAGTATCTGAAGTATTGGTTTCCAATGGCACCATAGGCAGAGTTGAGTTGGATCTTTCTTGCCATTTGGATGTTGTTGAATTTTGACACATCCTTTTGTAGTGCCAAGGTCTCTGCAGGTGTGGTGGCATTTTCGAGATTCTGCTTAGAGACCAGCATTCGTTTCTTGTAAATGGTCCTTTCATCATAAATCCTCTGCATCATTTGGGGAAGAAATCCGTGAATGTCTTTACGATATTGAGCACCATTAGCACACACGGCATATTCACTATCAAAAGTTGACTCTTGATTTAGAATTTTATCGACAGTTATCGTAGGGTGTCTCCTCTCAACCAACGTCTCTGGCGAGATGTTGTATTGCATAATGAGGTGAGGGTATAGTGAGTTGAGGTCAAAAGAAACAACCCAGTCATACAATCCTGGAATAGGGTCTTTAACATACGCACCTTCATACTTTTCATCCTTCTTAGAAGTTAGTTTAGGAGGGACAACAATGTTGCGTTTAGTAAGATCATTATAGATCAAAGTATCCCACATACGTACTTGCGAGTATACATCTTCAAAGTTAACCTTAGCATCAAATGCCATGGCAACTGCCAACTCAATGAGTTTCATCTTGTCTTCTAGTTTATCAACTAGATTCACATCATGGATGTTGTATTCAACAAAACGTTGCCAATCAGATGTATAGAAGTCCTTGAAGTTTTCAAACTCCGAGTGGTCCAACTTATTATCATCCAACTCAACCATAGCAATATGATCGAGACGATATGATTCCTGATTGGTGTAGGTAAACTTCTTGTAGAGATCCATGTAATCAAGAATATTGATACCTGTCAACTCATATGCAAGGTTAGTCCTACCTTTAACCTTAATCTCCCGATCAATCACCCTATTCCAAGGCGAGAGACTCTTCTTCCACTTCTCTCCCAATACCCTTTCAATACGGCGGCAAATGTATGGAATATCATAGAAATTACAATTCCAACCTGTCACAATATCAGGGGTATTATGGACCCACCATGCATGGAAATCTGCTAGCATCTCATGCTCTGTCCAGAAGACACGATACTCAACATCCTTAGGAGTAACAAACTCTCTAGTGCCCCAAGTAATAGTTTCCTTAGTATTAAAATTCTTGATAGTAATACAAAGCATTTCCTCTGCCGATGCTTGCACATCAGGGAAACCATTCTCACATGCAACCTCAATGTCAATCGTATAGATCTTCATCTTAGACATGTCATAATCAATTTCACCAGGAAACTTCTGACCGATATGCTGATAGACATACCTTTCATATCCATGGACTTCCATGCCCACAGCATCCATGTACTGATTAACAAACTCTCGTGCTTCACGNGCACCATCAAAACGCTTAGGATAAGCACGTCGTCCATCTAGAGTATGGAAGTCTGATGGTTTAGTTTGTGCAGATGGCACCATAAACATAATGGGAGATGACTTCTCGCGATACTTAACGGGTTGTCCGTTTTCATATCCACGGTAAAGAATGTCATCTCCCAAGAGCACGAGACTAGTATAAAAATTACTCATTCACCTCTTTGTACTTTACCACGATAGTGGGGGATGGATCCAGTATAGTCATAACATCAGAGGTTGTCAAGAAAAGAAACCTCTGATCCGTATGCAATGGGTACTGTATCAATTCGTTTTCAGGTGAGATTGCATAACAATCCTCCAACAGGAGACCTGGCTCATCATCCATCTCCGTTAGTTTCCCCAACAAGTAGGTCTGTGGGTGGTGTTTGAGAATAATCAATTTCAGCATCATTTTTAGGGCGGTTGAGTGTTTTGTATTGCTCTAGGACTTGTTGATATCCTGTAAGCACATTAGCATGCGGTTCTGACATTGACACTACAGACAACAGTGTAACAATGTTACGACCTGTTGATAGAGGTGCCCAAGGAAAGAATTCTAGTTTCATATCTTTAAGAGATTCCAATGAAGAACTAGATTCCTCATTCTCTTCTACCAAAAACATATCTCCAACGGGTCTCTGAATCATAACACTGAATGAATCTTCAAATTCATATGCAAGTGCAACTGAAGACTGAGCATTCTCCCGAATTTCTTTCACATTAGCAATTACGTCTTCCCCGTTTTGCATTCTTGCGATTTTGATCATAACTTTTCTCCATTAAATTTTCAAAAGTAAACTTCACCATGTCCACAAAGGCACGGCGGGATGTAACATTTCTTTCATCCGCAATGACATTAACCATCCTCATAAACTCATCCATATATTCAGGAGGAAGATCTACGGTAAGAGTCTCAGGTTTATCTGTATATGGTGGACACAAATTCACGTAATGATTCATAGTATTCTCCAAATAAAAAGAGACCCTAGGGTCTCTTTAGTTGTACATTATATAGGTTGATTAGTAGTCCATGTTTCCACCATAACTGATACAGGTCTTTTTGTTTTCTGCTGATGATCTACACCACTGTCTAACATAAGAATTTGCATCCATATTCATTGAATAGTGAGCATAGTTATGTAATCCTCCGATTACAATCAGCGTTCCAATCGTGATCAGATTATAGTGTGTCGCTGGATGGCACATCATCACTTTCAGGTAGTTGAGAATTTTGGATTTCATAAACCTTTAACTGCTGGTGCTCAGGGATGATCTTCCGTAATTCTACCACAAGTAATCCATTATTAAAACTGACTGTGCCAATTTCTACATCATCTGAAAGGTTAAACCCTCTAGCAAAAGTGCGAGTGGAGATACCTCTGTGTACATATTCCTCCTCACCTTTATTCTTTGGTGCAATCGATCTGATTAAAAGAACATTACTCTCTGTAGTAACTTCAATTTG